ACCTCAATGGTTTCAATTTTAACCAATCAATCGTCAGCTCCACCGGTCGCGTGGTCCCAACTTGGGCTGATGTACTCAACCGAGCTGACTTAGGTATGGAAGTAATGCATGAACGAAACGCTCACAATTTCCCGCTAGACTTAGCGTAATATAATGGCGGCTCGCTTGTCGGAGCAGTAGAAGCCAACTGGCATCCGCGTCCGTTCATCCATTTTATGGACGCATGAAACCACATCATGGAACGGGGGTGTGGTACTAAGGAGAAGATCCATGCAAAAAAAGATCCAACTAAAGTATCGCGGCGTGCCTTACACGAAACTCACTTAAATTATTTCAATGAAAAGAATAGCCTTGATCCTAGCTTCCGTATTCATCGGAGCCCCAGCTATCGCCGGTCCTTACGTCAACGTAGAATCGAACGCCAGCTATACAGGATCTGACTACAAGAGTCGTACTACCGACTTCCACGTTGGGTACGAAGGTTCAGAAGGAGCACTTAACTATTATGTACAAGGTGGTCCTGCCCTCGTCAACTCTGACGCGGTAGATGGTGACACGCAGTTGTCCGGTAAAGTAGGTGCATCAGTAGATGCTACTGAAAAGCTTAATGTTTATGGAGAAGTCGCAGTGATTACTACTGCTGATGATGACGTAGACAACGATTGGTCAACAAAACTAGGAGCTAAGTACAGCTTCTAAGGTACTGTGCGTAATCACTCTAAACTATCCCCCCGTAGCGGAACTGCGGGGGTTTTTCGCTTAACTTATAACATTTAAAACACATGCCTTATCATGCTAATACCACCACAGGTGGAGTAGTTTATAGCTCTCCTGTTTGGGAAACAAAAGTACTCGCTGAACAGTGGGAAACAGATGCTGCTGGCTATGGTCCTGCTAGTGACCAGACAGCTGCAACAGATGAAGGAACTACTTACAGAACTATCACACCTTTAAACATTGCCATCGGCAAGTATGAAAGGATGATTCTTAAGTATAAAATTGCTTGGACTCAGAATACCACAGGTAGAGCTAAGTTTAAATTAGATACACCAACAGTCACTTCAATCCATTCATCAGGAACTGGAATTGAACCTGACGGTACTGCACTTTTGGATTGTGATGTAGCAGCTGATCCTGTTATTGAACAGAACATTGCAGGAACTGCAGGCTCATTAGAGTGGCACAGTGTAATCGAGAACGGCGCTACAGCTGGTACTGTTAGTTTGCAATTCGGACAGTATGTTAACAATGCTGCACCGGTTATTGTACTCGAAGGTACAAGTGTAGAAATTAAGAAGTTCTAAATACTTCAGGGGGAGAGGCACCTCAGAGTCGGACCTCTTTCTCATTGGCTTTTGGCCCACCACGGTGGATACCCTTAAGCTGTCTAGACGGTGGGATAGACCACAAATATAACGCGAAAAATTTTCTCAAGCTTGAGAGTCTGTAAAATATACTCTCTAACAAACAATGGCTAATGCCACACAAACCGTATTAGGTACCTTAAATAAGGCGGTGACCAGCACCTCTGGTTCTAACGCTTATGATACCAAGTACGCAACCTATTTAAAACTGTTTAGCGGAGAGCTGTTCAAAGCTTATGAGTCCGCGACAATTGCACGTGATACTGTGCAACGCCGTACTCTTAAGAACGGAAAATCATTACAGTTCATCTTCACGGGACGTATGCAAGCTGCATACCATACCCCAGGCGAACCAATACTTGGATCCGGTGATCCTCCAGTAGCAGAGAAGACTATCGTCTGCGACGACCTTCTCATTTCTAGTGCATTTGTATATGACCTAGATGAAACTCTGGCTCACTACTCCCTACGTGGAGAGATCTCCAAGAAGATTGGTCACGCTCTAGCTGAAGCATATGACAAAAAGATCTTCCGTCAAATCGCTAAGTCAGCTCAGTCTGCACACCCAATTACTGCATCACCAGGTCCAGAACCAGGTGGTTCTATCATCAAACTTGGAGCAGGTAACGAATACAGCGCTCAGCATTTAGTTGATGGCTTCTTCGAAGCAGCTTCGATTCTCGATGAAAAGAATGTACCCAAGCAGGGACGTACAGCAGTACTCGCACCTCGCCAGTACTATGCTCTAGTCTCTCAGGTATCTACTAACATTCTGAACCGTGACTACGGTAATAAGCAGGGTAATCTAAACTCCGGCGATGGTCTCTATGAGATCGCTGGTATCCAGATCAAGCGTTCTAACAACCTACCTTTCATGGCAGGTGCTGTTACATCACAAGTTGGTGAGAACAATGACTACTCTGGTACCTTCACAAACCATGCTGGTCTTATCTATCAGAAAGACGCTGCAGGTGTTGTAGAAGCAATTGGTCCTCAAGTACAAGTAACCTCCGGTGATGTATCAGTCCTTTATCAGGGCGATGTCATTCTAGGACGCTTGGCTATGGGAGCCGCAACTCTTAATCCTGCTGCTGCAATCGAATTGCAAGCAGTTTAATGGGAGGTTTATTATGACTGTCGCACCTGGTAAGAACAGAACACAAACCCTAACGATTGGTATTGGTGGACTTACTTCTGTAACTGTCAACCCATTCTCTCCTTTGGAGTTTGGTTGGACTGTCGATTCAAACGGTACAACTGCTAAACAAATCGCAGCTGGATCTGCTGTAGCTACAGGTTCTTGTGACCTTGCTGCAACTAACGGTTGCTGATAACGATATAATATTATGGCTTTAAATTACGTAGCTGTAGCTGGAAACAACGGGGTTTCTGGTCCTACTAAAGCTGAAGTTGATGCCGCTTCCTCGTCAGGAAACAGCAAAGTTATCTTACCACAGGCTACCGTTTCAGGAACCCTTGCTGGTAACAACTTTACTGCTAATAAAACGAGTGCATTGAGGTGGTCAGTATCTCAAACACAAGGTACTGCAGGTGCACCTACTTCTGAAGTTTATTCAGAAACGTGTAATCTTCGGTATGCTTATGGTAACACCTCTACTATTGAAACAGATAGTGGAAGGTATGCTAACGGTACTGCAACTCCCCGTACTTAACATACACATGGGAGGGTTTAACGACCCTCCTTTTTTTATTCATATAAATTCACATGGCCTATCCTACTTATGCTGTGTCCACAGAACTGGATGCTGTTAATCAAATATTAAGCTCAGTGGGACAGGCTCCTGTCACCACCTTAGACCTTCAGAACCCTGAAGTAGCCATCGCCCTCAACACATTAAGAGAAGTTAATAAGACTGTCCAAGCAGAAGGATGGACGTTTAACATAGAACGTCATTATAAATTGACTGCTGATGCTGTTACATTTAAAATTGAATATCCATCTAATGCTTTATCTATAGATACATATAAGTATCAACACTTCGATGATTACAACCCTGTAAGGCGTGGTGGTTTCTTATATGATAGAAACGAACACACCTATGAATGGAAAGATGGTGAAGCAGCTCGTGAATTGACTTGTGATATTATATGGTACTGGGAATTCTCAGATGTACCACCTGCTGTACAAGCATATATAACTGCTAAGGCAGCTGTCTTATGTGCTATAAGAATGATAGGTGATGGAAATCTATCTCAATTGCTACAAAAGAATGAACTTGAAACTAAAGCAGCAGCTTTAGAATACGAAACTCAGCAAGGTGACTTCTCTATCTTCGGATGGAAAGATGCTGAGGATTATCATAACAGCTATCAACCGTTTGCTGCATTACAAAGATGAGTACAATCAAACAAAATATCCCTACTTTTTTGAATGGGATATCACAACAACCAGATAAGAAAAAGATACCCACTCAATTAAAAGATGCTATAAACACATACCCTGATTATGCATTAGGTATGTTGAAGAGACCAGGTGGTAAGTTTATAAGCAATCTAATAAATGCAGAAAATAAAAGTACCACTATAACATCAGCAACTCATAATGGTACAGGAGATGCTAGCAGAACTGGCGGCAGATATGTAGCAGTTGCTACTACTGGCGGGACTGGCTCTGGAGCAACCTTTAATGTACATGCTACAGTAGCAGGTGAAGTATCTACTTTCACACATAATGGAGTAAGCGCTACTAATAGAACTGCAGGGACATATTACGTAGCTAATGCTGCAGGTAGTGCTTCCGGTACTGGGTGTGATTTAAAAGTTATAGTTGATGATGTTGGACGGCCAAGTATATCTTTAGATGTACGTGCTACTAAAACAGGTGGATCTGGTTACAACGCATCTGGTGAAACAATAACTATCGCCGACTCATCATTAGGTAGCGGCGGAGCAGCTGCAGTTGTCCTCACAATTACTGCAATAAAATCATTAGGTGTTGACGTTAGTCTATCGTCTGGTGGTAAAGCTTATGTAAAAGGTGATACACTATCTATTGCTGACTCAGTACTAGGTAGTGGAGGAGGCGCTGCTATTACAGTTACTGTAGCCTCAACAGGTACTTATGGTAAATGGTTTTCTATACTTAGAGATGAGAATGAGAAGTATGTAGGGCAGTATGCTGACGATACTTTTAGAATATGGAGCTTACTAGACGGCAGCCCGAGAACAGTTAATATGGGTGATGACGCTGGTGTACCTGCTGGGTGTAATTACACTAATATGCAGACAGATATACTTGCCTATAATGAGGATGTATCTGATACAACAACTGCACTTACGGATTTAAACACTAAACAATCCGCTTACACTGAAGCAAACGATGGTCAGAGTACCACTAGAGTTAATCACTGGGATACAGATCTTACTTATGATACCAGCGATGGTACTGTAGTAGAATCAATAAAGTCTGGTATCTTCCAAGAAGAAACGAATAATAGATATACTATTAAAAAGAATGGAGTTATTAAAAATATTTCAGCAGAAAAAATTTCTGGACCTGTATTAACTTTAGAACGTGTTAGCGGTGGGACAGGTTATTCTGCTGGTACTGCTGCAACAACTTCTTCAGGAGACGGAACAGGCTTAACCGTTACCTATACAGTAACAGGTGGTGTCATTGACATGGCAACTACTGTAGCCAATGCAGGAGGTTCAACATATTCTACTGGATATAAAATAGATGAAGTTGTCACTATCTCAGGTGGAGGCAGTAACGCTACCTTTAAAGTTATTGCATTAACTTGGGAGAAGGGTTCAGAGATGACATCTGAGCATCCTCATATAGCATCCACAGGTCAGAAAGTATATGAACTTACTGAAGTTGTAGCTGCGACTCATACATCAGGCCAACTATCTACAGCTAATACCAACATGGGTACAGCACAAACAGCTTATAACAATGCTGTCACTGCTGAAGCTTCTAGTAAAACTGCCTATAATTCTGAAGTAACTAATTGTGTAATACCAGGCTTACCAAGTAATGGTTATTTACGTGGTGCTAGTGCTGATGATATTGAATTAGTTACGTTAAATGATTATACATACGTCCTAAATAAAAAGAAAACTGTTGCTTTAAAATCTGATCTAACAGATCCTGTGTCAACTGATGCCTTTATCGTCATCGCTGTAACTGCTTATAATTCTAAATATGAAGTAATTATAAATGGTGTAGCAATTAACTATACAACAGCAGAAGATGCAGGCGCAGGTGATGCTGACGCTACTGTTATAGTTTCTAATTTAGTTACTGGTATAAACGGAGCAGGAGGTGCAGCTGCTAGCTGTGTAGCTACAGCAGTTGGACCAGGTATACATGTAACAGGTGTAACATCTATTGCTGTTGCAGGTGGACCACAAGGTGGAGCTATATACTCATTTATAAATCAAATATCAGACATAAGTTTACTACCTTTACAATGTGTACATAATTATAAAGTAAAAATAATTAACAGTACTAACATTGATGCCGATGATATGTGGGTTAGGTTTGAATCAGGCTCTAGTGATTATGCAGCAGGAACGGGTTCTTGGGTTGAATCTAATGAACCTGCTTCTCAATTTAAACTAGACCCATCTACGATGCCTCATCAATTAGTACGTGAAACTGATGGCTCCTTTAAATTTAGTGAGATTACATGGGAAAATAGAGATGTAGGTGATGATGTAACTAATCCAGTACCTTCCTTTGTTGGAAGTAAAATAAGAAACATGTTCTTCTTTAGGAACCGTTTTGGTTTCTTAAGTGGTGGTAATGTTATACTAAGTAAAGCTGGCTCATTCTATGATTTCTGGGCAGGATCTGCTATGGTAGCTATACCTGATGATCCTATTGATATATCAGCTTCCTCAACTAAACCTGTGTTCCTTAATTATGTTAAGACTGCAAGTGCTGGTTTAGTACTGTTTAGTGATTCTGAGCAATTCTTGCTATCAACTGATTCAGACATACTGAGTCCTGAGTCTGCCAAAGTTAACACACTATCTGACTACGAATGTGATACAGATATTCCAGCTATAAATCTAGGAACATCCTTAGCATTCATATCTAAAACACCTTTATACTCTAGGCTATTTGAACTAGCTAATATTAGTACAACTGATCCTCCTACTTCATTTAACACAACAGGTATTGTACCTGAACTTGTACCTTCTACTATAGATAATATAGCAGGATCACCTGGTATGAGTATAATATCATTAGGTACTACAGGTAGTAGCACTCTATATCAGTATAGATTTTACCAAACTGCTGAGAAAAGGATAGCTTCTACATGGTATAAATGGGACTTAACAGGTAATTTAATTGATCAATTCTTTGATGTAAGTACGTTCTATACGGTAATAAGTGACGGTACTAATGTATCTATAATGTCATTTGACCTTAGACAAGCTAGTGAAGAAGGCTTCCTTACCCTACCTACAGGTGAAAAGACTGATGTATGTATGGATTATTATAACACTAACCCTTATAGAACATATACTAGTGGTACAGATATAACTAGAGTGTTCCTACCGTTTACACATATAACAGGTAAGACACTAGCAGTAGTAGCTTTAGGTGGTTATATTGGTGGTACACTTGGTGCTACTGAGGCATCAGTTGGTGCTGTATTATACCCAACTGTAGCCGGTTCAGCTGGTTCTGAGTATGTAGATATTAGTGGAGATTATAGAGGAAAGAATATAATTATCGGATACATATATACAATGACAGTTGACCTACCTAAATTCTATTATAATAGTGGTGACCCTCAATCAGGTAAAGCTGATTATACATCAGATTTAGTTATACATCGTGTTAAAGTATCAACAGGCCTTAGCGGTCCAGTCAAGTATAATGTTAATTTAACTGGTATACCAGATAGGTCTCAAACAGTTAGTGCTATCATGCCGTATACATATACAGCTAATGACGTTGCAATGGCAGCTGAGGGTGTACATGAAGTACCTGTATATCAACGAAATGAAAATATCTCATTCAGTATCGTAGGTGATACTCCTTTACCAGTAAGTCTCTTAGGCATGACTTGGGAAGGTAAATACAATAACAAGTTCTATAGTCATGTATAAAGGAGGTTAATTATGATGAATGAATTCGGCGTCCCTATGAATGACGCTGAGATGAGTATGCTACCACCAGGTCAGAATAAGCCACATCAACAGATGCTGGCTGAATCTGGTGTAGAGATGAATCTTATAGTCGGAGCCCTAGCCTTTCCTATAGCAGCTGGCGTATTAGGAGCATCATCTATATTAGGTAATACTAGTAGGCAACGGATAGCTCAACAAGAAGCTGCAAATCGTCAATACGAGTTACAACAACAACAGCTAGCAAATCAAACAGCTCAGCAAGCTTATGCTCATGAGTTTGATAGGATAATGTTAGAGATTGAGAATGAGAATATACAACGAGAATTTGCTACCAAACTTGATCTTTATGATGATCAATTACAGATTAATGCTGATGCAGCAAATAGTGCTTATGGAGCTGAACAATTCAGATTAAATGAATTGATGCAGCAAGCCTCTTTGAATAGAAATAAAATGTTTCAAGAGGTGCTTCAAGTACAAGGTGCTCAAGCTGCACGTGGAGACGTTGGTAATAGATCAAGAGCTAGAGCTGATTTAATTAATTCACTTGGGGAATTTGGTCGAGACCAAGCTGAATTTGATAAAACTGTTTATAGTGCTAAATGGGCTCATGAACAAAGGATGTCAGCAATCTCTGGACAGCATGCTAATGCTAATTATAGTGCATGGACTCAAATTGCTATAGCACCTGCATTGAAGCTACCTGGACAAGGTGCTGGACCTACCACAAGGAATGCAGTTGGACCTGCGAAGATTAATACTCAGATAGGCTTTGGTGATTATGTTGGTGCTATAGGCCAAGGTATAATGCTCGGTACTAGTGTTAATTCCATCGGACGTTAAATTATGACAAAATCAAATTTTAAATATAGTTCTGGAGCTGCTGGTGGTACCTTATTCAAACCTACAGAACCGGATACGTCTTATAGACCTTTCGATAAACAAGCTGCTTCTCAACCTATCCTAGATGCTATACGAAAGAATACTGAAGTTGCAGTAGGTAATGTTAAAAGAACTGGCGACCGTTTTCTTACTACTAAGAGAATTGAACATGGAAACGAAGAGTTTACAGCTAAATACAATGCCGGTATTAAAGATGTTAATACTCAAATTGCATTAGAGAAGCTTAAAAGTTTTTCTAAAGGTGCTCAGCAAATAGGTATGTTTGCTGCCGATCAATATGTAAAATGGCAGGAGAGAAAAGCCCATGCAGTTGGTGTACAACTTGCTAGAAAAGATCCAGAAGTCATAAAGGATTTTTTAAATATGAGAGAGCTTTTCAATAAACAGAAAAGGACTGACGCAGAAGAGGCTAGGTTACTTGGATGGAAAGCACTCGTAGATGATGGTGATCCTGGGTTAGCAAATGCTATTCTTGACGCACGTGGATACACTAAACTAGTCGTTGCTGAAGCGACGAAAGGAGAGATTATACAAAACCTACCTCAACGTTTTAAGGATGCACTAGATACTAAAATAAAGTATACATTAAACGAACTAGGTGCCTTGATACCTGGATTGTCTGCGTATGAGGCAGAAAAATTTTATCAAGCACAGGAAGAAGGGAGGTTTATAAATGATGCTCAAGAAGATATTTCCGATCAACCTTTAAGTTATCAAGAAGTACATGATTTATTAAAGCTTAAATTTGGTAAGGAACCTATTCAATTTATAGGTGCTATTGATAGTATATATAGATCTAAAGCAGAAGGTATGCTACATACCGAACTTGTTGATCTAGGATATACTACTGAGGAAATCATTCAAGACTTTGACCCTGCAATAAATTTAGTACGTAATAATGCTGCTTTAAATGCTCATACAAAGCAAACGACAGAGTTACGTAATAACCTGTCAGATCTAAAGTGGGGAAATGTGCGCGATGTTTTTCGAATGGCTTTAGGTCAAGGTTTCGGTTATGTTACTAAACGAATGGATGAGATGGTTAATAATGATTGGAAAGGATTTCCTGGAGCCACAGAAGCTGAGCAGAGAGCTGCTTCAAGAAAGAATAAACTTGAAATCATTATAGAACTTCTGGAGAGCAATGAACGGTCCACTAATATGATTGAAATTGCAGACTTCTTAACCGGATCAGTGACCAGAGGTGGAGGTGAAACATCGCTAAGAAACGCATGGAGGAAAGAATTAGAAGAACTTGATTTTGAAAACAGAGTACTTTCAATCGACTTTCAAAAACGTGGCTATGCAAAAGAAACTTTAGAAAATAAGAAGAAAGCATTCTATGCTGCAGCTGCTGATGTTGTAGAGCAGACTGGACGACCTATGACTACAGAGGATGCAAAAACTTATGCTAAATATGGCGCTTCGAAAGGTTATGGTACAGAAGATGATTTGCTGTTAGGCCTTGTACAAAAGATGCCTACCCAGTTAGGTGGAAGTATAATAGCTTGGACAAAAGAGATAAAAGATAATCACAGGTTAGCACCTAGTGACCTTAAACGTTCAGATTATGTAAATAAAGGTGTCCCGGAACAAGTACTTAATGATCCTGAGATATCAAAACTCTTTGCTGAGAAGGCTTCTTCTGTGATAACTTTTGAAACAAGGGAAGGTATAGAAAAGGATCTTAGAGAAAAATTTGCAAAGACGTATCAAAAATGGAATGGGGTAGGGGTACTACCTGATGGAGCAGATTATGCAGGTACTAATATTTATGATAGATATTTTAAAAGCGAATTCAAAGATGCAACAGTAGAATTCGATCGTCTAAATTTATCCCAACCTGAGCTTATAGAAAAAACAAAGCGGAGAGTATGGAAAATCCTTAAAGATGAAGACAATCGAAAAGGTTTATTAAAAGAACCTACTGAACTTGAAAGAAGAAACAAAAATTTCAAACTAAGATCCAAAGAAATTGCAAGCAGTAAAACAGGTCGTGCTGATCAATTTGTATTCAGTGAATATCAGCCGAAAGCTAAATGGTATAACGAAGTATGGTTACCTCAGTGGCGGAAATCTGGTGGAGTAGGCGATCCTATAGAAAGCTTTTCCGAAGATACAATGTGGCCAGATCCTAACGAAGGTGGTAAATTAGTGTACTTCATTACTGATGCAGAGCGAGATATGGCTCACCATGCTCAAGCAGGTGGAGTAAAGAATTTTATGCGTTTACAGCAGAAAGCATATGGAGATACAGAATTAAGTCACAGCATACCATTACCTGGGATTTCTAGTGAATTGCAGAAAGTATTACATCAATCACCAAAGTGGGTAACTGATGGACTCGTACAATTAAGTGGAAAGATAAACCCAACTCTCCTTGGCCAACCAATGAATAATCAAAATCCTGAGACTTTCTTTACTGAAGTATTAGGGGTTGATTCTGAAAAGTTTGAAGCAAGATTACAAGAAATGGGCACAACTACATCAGAATATTATGGATCATTTCTAAAACAACTAGGTGTAAAAAAGGTTGACAAACTAGATGCAAATATAATAGCACAAATGTATAAAGTACTATACAACTATTTTGGTGATGAAATGTGGCCTGAAGGTTCGTTCACACGCCAAGACGATGAAATCAGTTGGTCGCCTCCTCAATGGGATCAAATTTACAATTACCTAAAAGTATAAGGAGGTACCTAATATGACAGATAGTTACAATCGGTTCTATGATAGAGAATTTGAACAAGAAAAAGATGCTCAAATAGATCAGATAATAGAGAAACGACGAGCAGCTGAGGAACTTAAACAAGAGAAAGAATTACAACAAGCTGCAGAAGATGAACAGAAAACACAAGAGTTAGCTGCTCCACACGCTGCTAAAGAAGCAAAGGATTTTGGAGTAAGAGAGAACCTAACAGAACTGAAGAATGCCATTGTAGGCGGTACTAGAGATACAATAAGTTCTTATGCTACATTACCTGAACGTGCTGTTGATATAGCATCAGGTGAAATGATGCGTGAGATCCAAACTAAAGGTCAGTATACACCTCAATTTAATCCAGTCGGTGGGGAGTTAAATCCTATCACTAAAACATGGTGGGGTAACTTTATCAGGACTGGTGTACACTTTGGTACAATGGCAATACCTATCGTTGGATGGGGAGGTGCTGTTGCTAAAGGTACAGGAGCATTTGCCAAAGCTGCTCAATGGACCGTAGCTAGTTCTAACTGGATTGCTAAAGGTGCTGCTGTTGGTGCATTACAGGACTTATTCTCAGAGTATTCACAAGATGCTAATGGTCTACAAGTATTAAGAGATAGGTTTGGTTTTATTGATACCCCTTGTACAACTAAAGATTCCGATCATCCAGCACTTAAAACTGTAAAAGCTGTATGTGAAGGTGTAGGTTTAGGTATACCTATTGAAGGTACTGTTAGAGCTATAGGTAAAGTTAGAGTTAAACAGGGTTTGACTAATAATCCTACTAATGATGTTCTAAGGAAAGTTGACGCTATTCAAAGTGGAAAACTACTTAAAGCAGAGAAAGCAACTAAAGTACTTGTAGATAAAAATCTTAGACAAACTACACGGCAAAAACTTTTCAATAAAGGAGTAGACTTTGATAAACTAAAACCTGAAACTCAGATTGAACAAATGAAAGCTGTTCAAAAAGCAAGCAAAGGTAATCAGTTTAGTACTTGGACTCCTGAATGGGAAGATAACATGGCTCGTGCAGAACGAAAGCTGCTTGATAGTCAGAATAGTATAAAATCTCAAGCATTAGAAAAAGCTGATGTAGAAGTGAATGATCCATCAATACGGGGTCATAAAAATAAACCAGTAGTTAAACCTTGGCAAGGCTCACCTAATTCAACAACTAATCCTTATGATGGTTTAAAAACTCTCAAAAGAATTGATTATGAGTGGTCTTCTATGGACGAAGGTTCAGTAGAATCCTTAATTACTCCAGCTGCTGCTGAAGCCTTAGCAGAAGCAGGTTCAGGCATTAAAGGTATAAATAATAAAATTGCTAAAGAACTATTTGGTGATCAACGTTATCAAAAACTATTAACAGATCTAGCACAGAAAGGAGAATCCATACAAAGTGTTTATGGAGATGCATTTGAAAGAATGCAAGAAGTTATCGGTGGACGTAACTCAGGTGATTTACCAACTGAAGAGTTCTGGAAACCAATTATTGAAAGGGCTGGTCTTAAAGATGGTTGGGCTACTTGGGGTACTGAAGAAGTATTAGCTGCTAATTTAATACAAGAATCTTTATTTAAACAGTTAAGAGCTAGAGCTATAGCTGCAAGAGAATTAATAGATTTTGATAATTTAGATGACCCAGACGGTCCTCTTGCATACATTAGAAATAATCTTATAGTAGGTCAAGAACAAATTGCCAGATCTCAATTCTTAACG